TATTTCCAGTCTGTTTTGTAGAAGTCATAAGAACCTCTTCTATAGCCTGTAAATCCTAAATTTAACGCCATATCTTCGCTATTGTTGAATACACCAAAAGATGTACCACCAGAATAGCCACCGTTTTGTTGTGCTAATATATCATCAATTTCTAAAGAAAGATTTCTATTTAAGAAAAGCATATTCTCTTCAATAGCACCTTGCTTATCTAATTGCTTTAATACAGCATCAAAATCAGTTAATGCGCCGCCGCCACCACCAGCTTGTGCACCAAACCCTGAATATACATTTCCTCTTGCTTCAATAGCAGCGAAGAAACCTTCAGAACCTTTTGCAGTAGCGGTGATACTAGAATCGTAAAAATTTAAAGTTGCGCCAGTATTAGCCTGCTCAACACCTTCAATCATTGACATTTCAAGATAATCTTCAAATCTCAATCTGTTTTCGTGCTCAGACTTTAAATACCATAAATATCCGCTAGCTCCATTTTCAGAAGTAACTTCAATCCAGCCAATCTGTGCAGTATCAGAACCACTAATAGAATAGTGCTCTTTTAATATAACAGGGCTGTTTTTAAATGTAGCATAGCTAGGATCTAATTTTTCAGTAAAGTTAGAAGATCCTTTTGCAAATTCAGAACCATAAGCTAAAGCAGTTACTCTTTTAGCAGTAGCAATTTGACCGTGTGCTTTGTAAGCTTTGATTTGAAAATACTGTCCAGATACGTTAGTTACAATACCTTTAATTACAGGGAAAGCTGGATCTCCAACAGCAGATGTTGTTGAAGTTTGAACTTGCACCATAACTTGTTGTCCTTTTCTGAAGTTAACAGCTGTAGTAGCTTGAGACGTAAGCCCTAAGCTAGAAGGCTGAGAAGCTGCAGGAACATAAAAGTTTATAACTCCACCACCACTTGCATTAGCTGCAACATTGATAGGAGTTGTTCCAGAAGTTGGCATAGTAGCATTAGTACCATGTCCTTCTACATTAGCATATCTTGTATGCAATCTACCTTGCTCAGTCCAGATTATTTGATCTGAAGTTGAAGGCATTTCCGCAGATACCATACGTAAAAAAGAACCGATAGATCTGTTTCCATATCTTTCAACTTCTTGTTCGTATACATCTGGTAAAAATTGTTGAGCCCACTGATTAAAACTTGAATCAGTGAAATCGATATAGTTTCCTGAATATAATGCCTTAGTTTGCGTTGGTTGTAAGGCAGCAGGAATTCCACTTGTAAAAGCCATTTGTAAAAAATTTTAAAATTAAGTTATTTGTTAAATTTAATACGCAATTTATCAGAGCTGTTTCCAGAAACAACTTTTATTTTTTGTCCAGATGGTGTAACTATTTGAGAATTATCTTGCCTAGGGGTCATATCAATATTTTTTGCTTTACGGGCAGCTTCTTTTATAGCATCGGCACGGCCTTGCTCATAAAAATGTGAAGCTATCTTATCGGCATTTCTGCCAGCAAAAAGTGCTTTATGATAACCTTTAGCATCAGATATATTTCCTTTTTTATCTAAATATAATTTAGCAAAATTAGCTATATCATCTTGAAACTTTCTTACTTTTAAAGGATTTTCAACTTTAAACCTGTATTTGTTTTCACCAACCTGAAAATCAAAACCTTTGAATTCTTTATTAAAAACATTATCAGTCTTTTGTTTAAAATCTTCTTGTAATTGTTTCTGTTTTTCTAACAATTGCGATTGTTCGGTATAATACTCAACAGCTTCTTTGTATTCATCAGGAATATCGTTTTGCTTTCTTAACTTAAGATCAGCATAATATTTCTTTTTTGAACTATCAAAATGTTGTTGTGCTTTATACAATTCCTCTTTAAAAGCCAATTTTTTTGCTTTTATATCGGAAGGATCGTCCGCCTCATTATCATATGCAAAGTTTTTATTCATTAAAAAACTAATATCTTCGCTATTTAAATGTGGCTTAGTTGATTTGTAGTATTCATTTAAAAGAGTTATATTATCCATTTTTGAAAAATCTCTATTCAGATTAACATAATCTTCAAGTGATCCTCCAGTTTCTTCCATAAACTCTATTAATTTTTCTACATTTTCTGGAAGCTTTTGTGTTTCAGCTTCCGGTAATATTTTTTCTTGTTCCTGTACGGACTCGGTGTCTTCAGAGCTTGAATCCACTCGTGCCTTGTCAGTTGTATCTTTTTCATCTGTAACGAGTTCTAAAGGAGATTCTATTTCTTGCCCCTGTTCTTCTTCGTTACTTTGATTGTTTTCTTCTTGTTTATTTTCTCCGGCAGACTCTTTAGACTCCTCTTTGTTTTCTTTTTGAACCTCTTCGCTAGTTTCGGATCCACTGCGTACAGGTACCTCATTTGTGCTTTGCTCTTGAACGGCATCTTCTTTTTGTTTTGGTGGATTATCTAAATTAACTTTATAAACTCCATCTGATTGTAACCCATATTCAGGGTTAACTTCACCTTCTTTTACTGCGTTGTCAATTACTGCAGCTTCTTTTTCTTGTGTAGAAGTTTCTTGTTTTTCTTCTACAGCTTTAACTTGTGTTTCTTGTTCCATAATAATATATAATAAAAATGTTTGTAAAAATTATCTTGGCTCAAACCTTGATAAATCAATTCCACCAAGAACATCATTACCTTTAGATTCAAAAGATTTTTTTGGTTTATTTGTTGCTGGTGGCCCAGCTATAGTACTTGCTGATATTTTTTTATCAGCAACTTCTTTTTGAGTTTGACCTTGTTTATCAACTAATTGCTTTTGAGCATCTAACTCCATTGCTTTTAATTTAACATTAAGATCATATTCAAATTGCATTAATTCTCTTTTTGTTCTAGCTTCAACTTCTAATTTTTTAATATCAAGTTCATTTTCTGCAGTTGATATTTGTATTTTTGATGAGGCTTTAACCTGTTCAGCTTGAGCTTTAGCTTCCTCTATTCGTATTTGTGCTTGGCCCTGAGCTTCTGCTTGTGCAACACTTGCTGCTTGTGCTTGTTGTTGATCAGCAGCTTGTTTTCTAATTCTTCTAATTTTAAGAAGTTGATTAGCTAATTTAGTATTTTTTATTTCTCTAATATCAATAGCATCTTCTAAAAATATGCCATTTTGTCCTAATGCAGTTTGTATATTAGCTTCTAATAATCCTTTTTCTTCTTGATCGGGTTCTATTTCTAAAAATATACCAAAGTCATGCAAATGCAGTTCTTTCATATCTTCTAAAGCGCCAACAGAAAACTGACCTATGCCACTTATAAAAGCTTCTCTTGTTGGATGAAATTCTAATACATCTTTTATTCTAAGCGAAATAGCTTCAGCTAAGCATGTAGTTATAAACATACTAGAATCTAATATATGTCTTGTAGCAACATTACTATTAGCTGCGGCTAATTTTTGTACACCTACTAATGCTTTAGGATCTGGATCTGTACCGTCTCTTGCTTCATTTAATCCGGTAACATCTCTCATCATTTGCAAATATTGATTATATGCACCAATTAAAATTTGCACTTGATTTCCACCGCCACCCGGTAATTCTTGTATAGGCACTTTACCAGGATTCATTTCTCCATCAACAGTTAAAGACCTACCAATTATAGAACCTGTTTGGAAGTACATATTTAATGCTTCCTGAGGATTATAATTTGTACCATTACCTAAATCAATTTCAGCTAATCCATCTGCATCTAAATAAACACCCGATGGCGTCATTCTTTGGATTGCTTGTTGCATCTTTAAATGTGTAAGCTGAATTAAATCAGCATAAGGAGTCATTTTAGATACTAAAGAATTTATATTACCTTTGTAAAGTCTAGGTGCTGAGACAATGTAATTCATCATAACCTTATTTGTATTTGAATAAGGCCTAATCATATTTTTTGCTTTTTCCCATTTTAAAAGCATACTACCACCTAAAACATATACTCCCTCATAAATTACTTCTCTTGTTTGAGCAACTCTTTCAAATCTAGTTCTTTTATCTTTAGGTGGATTAAATTGATCATTTTTAATTATAGCTTTATTGCCACCTGTAGTGGTTTCTTTTATTTTGTAAACATCGTTTTCAAAAGATTTCCAATTAAAATATAATAATGTTACCGTGTTATTATCCTTACTGCTATTATTATAAGCATTATTGTTATCATAATTTCCATAATAACCACCTTTTTTTTGTAAATCTTTTAAGTCTTCAACTGATAAACTAGGAAATTCTTTTTTTAGTTCGTTAATTTTTACTCTTTTAATTTCACCAAAATAATAACAATCTTCAAAATTAGGATCTTCTGTATAAGACCAAACTAAATTAGCGGGATCTACATAATCTAATTTTATACCATCTGTATTATTAAAAGAATGTTTTGCTGCACCAATACCTAATACAGCTAAATCATAATCAATTCTTTTTTTAATTTGATCATATTTATTTCTTAAAAATATATTATCAATTGCTTGTTCTTCAGCTATTTCAATACCTTGTTTGTATTCTAGCTGCATATATAATTCTAATTCTTCAGTATTTTCAGGACCATCTTCTATAGGTACATTTCTTGCATCTATACCTAATTGATTTTCAATATCTTTTAATAATGATTTAGCATTTATATCTCTTTGTAAATCATTAACAAATTGAGTTCTTCTACCTGTAGATATAGGATCTTGTGCAAAAGCTTTTATTGAAAATAATCTATCTTGCATTCCATTGACTACTATATCAACAAACTTTGGTATAATAGGTACTGGCTTCCAATCAAGATTTAAATATGATAAATCTCCGTTTATAGCAAATTCGTCTTTATATTTATTTATTGATTGCTCACCTCTAGCATATAATCTTAGCCGATGATATTCATCTTTAGTTTGATAGTATCTTCCTGTTTTACTATCTTTATTAAACCAGTCAATCTCAATAGCTTTGGCTACTTCCGTCCCATACTCAGAAGATTGTTTCACCTCATCAGCAACTGCTTGACTGGGGAATTGTGTTTTTGAACTTGTTGTATATGCCATATTTATTTTATTAACTGACTTCTAATACCTTCGTTTTTATATTTTGAAAATCCAAAATCTATTTTTTTTGTTGTTCTAATACCAACAGGCCTATAAAAATGTTTTCTACAAGCCATTATTGATAGCCCACTGCTTATTGAAGCATCATAGGCTGTTCTTTTTGATATATCAAATTTAGCCCAATCTTCAAGAGTTCTTTGAAAATACATATTACCATATCCATTTTCATTTTTACCTACATACTCTTCTATGTAAGACTCTATTGCAGCAGCGTGGGCTTGTCTTATATCTTCCGAACTATTTGGAATACCACCTAATTCGTATTCTGTTTTAGATAAATTTTTTTTAAGCTTATCGGGGCGGTTCATAGAGAATCCTCTATAACCTCTTCTTTTTAAATAATATAATAGTCTAGGTTTATTATTTTCTGCAAGTATTGGCATACCATAAAAACAGCAAGCCATAAGTACATCTTCAAAAAATATTTCAGCTGTTTGTGGTCTAGCTACATATTCTAAAAAAAATTTATTACTAGGTACATCAGATACCATTGAAAATGTTGTTAATCCGTGTAACGCTCCATTAGATCCTTGACCACCTACAGTACCTGATATATCATAAGAGTCACATCCAAAAGCACCTAATCCATCATTACCAGGATATTTTGTACCGTTTTTTTCAATAATATTATTTTGTAAGGATTTAGGTGGTATCCAACTTATATAAAATCTACCGTTTTTTTGCGGAACCCAATTAACATTTGAATCTTTAACACCTTTTTCCCAACTAAAATTTCCTCTAACTACATATCCTTTAGCTGTCATTTCTTCATTATAATCTATTTGTTCATATATTTTTGTAAGATTAAATAATGAATTTAATGTTTCATCTCTAAAAGCATGTTTTTCAGATCTTGGAAATTGTCTATAATATTCATTTAAACTATCTGAATCATTTTTTAAGCCATCAACTTCATTTTCCCAATGTTCGATAACCCCCGTATATATCTTTTCGCCATCAATTCCTTCAATCGGTTCTGATGGTGTATTGAATACAGGATACCCATACTTGTCAATAAATCCCTCGTAGCCCCATTCCATAGGTAAGAACAAAGAATATAATCCACTTGAAGTCTGGCCATTTTTATTTCGTTTTGTAACGTCTGAGTCATAGTATAATTTTTTAAAATTATCCCCACCTTTATCTAATGCATTAGAAGTGGAACCCATCATACATTTTCCAACTATCTTCGACCCGAGACGGAGACACGTTTTTGTAACCCTCCAGTTATTGAGGATGTTGTCCGGCCTTTCCCATTTACCCGATTCATCATGAATGAGGAGTTGTAGTTTCTCCCCGTCGTAGGAATTATCGCCGGTGTTCTTCCAGTCGATTGTTGTATCCAATCCGGTCGGTGTATCCTCTTCGGTTCCTGCGGCTCTAATGGTATTTCTCGTGAGCCTTCTTGACGGGACCTTGTAGGATAGCTCAGTCTTGGGGCGTTCCATACCGTCCTGTATTGGTTTGAAAAA